AAGGCCTACATAAGATGGGCGATGATGGATTAGTCCACGCATACCGTTGTGTGGCAGGAAAGTGGACAAACGGATATGGGGCCACGAAAGGCGTAAGATCTGGAGATAAGTGGACTGTGGATTATGCCGAAAAGCGGTTGATGGAAGACCTAGATGAACACGGCAAGATCGTTAAGAAATACGTTAACGTACCATTATCGCAAGGCCAGTATGACGCTTTAACATCCTTCGTATTTAACTTGGGCGGCGGTAACTTCCGTAGCTCCACCCTATTAAAAAAGCTTAATGCGGGTGATTATGACGCCGTACCAGAGCAATTTCTAAGATGGAACAAAGCCAGAGTAGATGGCAAGCTAACGCCTCTTCGTGGCCTGACACGCCGCCGTTCTGCCGAAGCCGCTATCTTCTCCCGTGACGCCCAATTACCGTCTGATGAAGGTGGGCCAATGATGGCTCAAAAGGTTACTGCCGAAGCAGTTAAGCCACTTACTAAATCTAAGACTATGGTGGGTGCTGGTGTAGCTGGGGCCGCTACGGCGCTGGGCGAAATTGCCCCTCAGATCGAAGCCTTAGTGCCCTATAGCGACAGCATGAAAACTATCTTTTTGCTTTGTGCAATAGGCGGTATCGCACTGGCAGCGTATGCCAGATTTAACGACCACAAGGAAGGCATTCATTGATGCTTTTCTCCAAAATAAAGTCCTACGCAATAGGCGCTTTAGCTCTGGCCTTACCTATCATTTACGTGATGGGTCAGGTCAAAGGACGGGCTAAAGAAAAAACCAAAGTCCTTGAGGACGAATTAGAGGCACAGACAAAGGCCTCTGATTTTTACAAGAACATGGCAGCACATGAGAACGATACTCTTACTGATCGTAAGTCTGTCACTGACCGGCTGCGTAACAACGGTTTATAGGACGCAGCTTGAGGTCTACTGCCCTTCGATGGCGCAGTACAGCGACAGCTTCAACAATCAATTAGCAGATGAAATCGAAGCTCTTCCCCCAGATAGTCGGGCGATAGAGGAAGCGATGAAAAACTACATTTACTTACGTGATCGTATCAGACGATGCGAAGCCGAAAGGGATAATATTAATGGCTGAAGATGATGTGACAATCGATCCCGTGGAGGATGGAACCGAGAACCAAGACATCTTCGATCTCGACGGTGCGATGGATGACGTGGGCATGACTGATCAGGATACTGATATACAGTCATTAGCCGATGATCCTAATACGTTTTTAGCTGATAATGATCTGTTGGTAAGTGATAATTATACTGAGTTAGATCCAGACGCTACGGGAACAAATCTTGATGCTACTGATGATCGGTATGATCTGGGCGATGATCTGGATATAGATAATACGAATACGGTAGATGAAGACGATGCTGAACTGGCTAATGAAATTACTGATATTCCTGATGCGGCAGGTTACTCAGATAATGTTGAGACTGTAGAAGGCTCATTAGGCACTCCAGAAACCACGGTCGATGCAGCACAGGGTACTGTGAGCGATGATGCCCAAGTAGATGCCTCTGAAATCGAAATAGATATGGAAGGCGCTGCTACTGGCGTTAATGAAGATGGTACAGTTAACCGTACTGGCGAGGCTTTAAACGACTTTGCCTCTCAGGATTTTACTCGAATAATAGATACATCCACAACGTCTGGACGCCTGCTTGCAGAAGAACTGGGCGAGGGTAACTATACGGACGCCAAGGCCACAATTGCTGGTCAGATGGAAATCATCAGCCGCCAATTTAAAGATCCAGATACGGGTGAGCCTGTTATCCCGCCGTGGGCGCAATCTACTGCCCGTATGTTGAAGCGTACTATAGCCTTCGATGGGATGAGCGGTACTGCAGCGACTGCAGCAATGGCAAATGCCATCATGGAAGCGACTATTGGCATTTCTAAGGATGAGGCGGCGTTTTTCCAAAACCTCACCACGAAGAACCTAGACAATCGCCAAGAGTCCATAATTAACAAAGCAAGCACACTAGCTAAGTTTGAAGAAGCTAATCTGGGAGCCAGAGAAGCAGCGGCGGTGCATAACGCCAAGGCCTTCTTAGAAATGGACATGCTCAATGTAGAAATGGAGCAAGAAGCCGAGATTATTAATACCCAAGAACGTATAGACGTAATGTTATCAGATGCCGCCGAAACTAATGTGGCTAGACGCTTTGATACTGAACAAGAAAACGATTTTACGAAGTATTACGATAACCTGAATGCCAATATTCAAATGCATCGTTCTGAGCAGCTTAATCAAATCAAACGGTTCAATGCCGGTGAATTAAACGATGGCGCTGAGTTTGAAGCCGAAATGGAAGACAGTCGGCAGCGTTACTACGCAGACATGCAATACCAAATTGACTCAGATAATGCTCAATGGCGGCAATCCGTAGCCGAAACAAATACCCAATTGGCCTTCGACGCTCAAACTGAGGATGTTCGTAATGGATTGGATCTCAGCCAAGAAGCGATGAACCAAATGTGGGATCGTGTGGATAGTCTACTTGATCACACCGTGTCTAATTACAACAGCGATGCGGATCGTGATGCTAATATCCTAATGGCAGGAATTAGAGCGCAAGCTGATGCCGAAGCGGGTGGCGGCATGAGTGAAACCATGACGGCCCTTATTGGTCTGGCGGGTACAGCCTTAACCGCTTCAATTTATAGAGATGGAGCCACTGAAACATACAGCACCGTAATGGACGGATTAAACTCCGCATTAGGCGCTATAGGTATTGGCGATGGCGATGGAATAGACTTCATTGGTGGGGCAGGAGATTTAATCAGTGGAGTCACGGGTGCCTTTACTGGTGGAGAAGCCGCTGGCACTGCGGCAGGTGCGGCGGGTAGCGGTGGCGTCTTAGCTAACTTAGGTGCTTTTGCTGTGGCTAACCCCTTTACAGCCACTATCGCAGGCATAGCAGCCTTAGAGGCTTTAGACGCTAATCCATTTGGGAAGGGCGAAGCTCTTGAAGTAGATCTGGTAGATTCAGTGGAAAATGTTCTTGAGGGCGATATTGATCTTAATCCATTTGATGATGGGCCATTAGAAGTCGATGTGATGAGTTGGTTCTCCGATATTCGATTGAAAGAAAACATTGAGCATTACGATACCGTTAATGGTGTGAATTATTACACTTGGGATTGGAACGATAAGGGCAAGGCACTAGGCGCAGACCAGCATCCTAGCATTGGCGTATTAGCACACGAAGTCCTTAAAACTCATCCACACGCCGTGACTCAAGGCGAGGACGGTTACCTCCGAGTAAATTACGGGATGATAAACAATGAAGTTTGAACACGCAGTAGTGAAGTCAGTGAAGCGGTTTCTTGATGGCAAACTGCCTATCAACTCCAATGGATTGAAGGAAGGTGGCCTAGTCTACACCCCTGATTATTTTGATGAGCTTGAAGAGCAACTCACTGGTGAAATCGAAAAGGAAGAAGAATAAATGGTACTCCCAATTGATGCACCCATTCCCGGCGCAAACTTCACTGCCGATACCCGAAATTATCCTTGGCACAGACCGCCAGAATATACCGACTACGATGAGGCGGTAGATTATTTTATCAGTAAGTTGAATGAGCCAGAGCAACAGCACTTGGTAATGTCCATGCTGCAGCTAAAGATGGACGCCGCTAGTCTTACAGGTTCCCTACTGATGCAAGGAATATCCAAAGGCAAGGTATCCATTGACCTAGCAATTCTCATTGCAGGGCCGGTAGCCCGATACATAGGCATAATTGCCAAAGAGGCTGGGATCAAACACAAGATGGTTCCATCCACCGACAAAGACAAAATGATTACTCCCACCAGCCTAAGAATGGCGCTGGGCATTTTAGATGATGAAGATCCTGATGTGGCAGCCCCACCGCCACCACCACAACCTATGCCTTCTGGTGGTTTAATGGGAACCCCTGCGCCAGACGAAGCAATGAGTTCGTCGGATCAAGAACAGGCTAGTATGCTAGGCATGACTAACAACGAAGAGGAGCCGCAAGATGGGTTGGCGTGATGTAGAACGGGATTTTTACGCAGGCAAAATCAGCTACGCTCCTAAAAAAAGAAGTGCTGTGGATGAAGGTATTGGTACTTTAATTCGCTCAATTGGTGCGGGTATGGAAGGCCGCTTTAAGCAAGAGCAGATGATGCGTCTTGAAGAAGAGGCTGAACGTAAGAAAAAGCGGGAAGAAGCTGCCGCTGCACAAAAAGCTGAAGAGCAAAAGAATGCTAAACGGCTAAAGGCCGCTAAGTCTATCGTGGATGGTTTGGGGCTAGATTCAAACAATCCAAATTTTACTAATCATGTATATAATCAGCTA